GCCTCGGAGGTGATGCGATACCCAAGGGCATACTGCTCACCAGATTCGTCACCATCAACCTCTACATAGAATTGACCATTGTCCTCTTCCATTGTAGGGAAGCTGACAAAGGAGCTATCGTCAGTACTAATCTTGACCAGACACGGAGTGCCGTCTGCAATATCCGCACCTTGCTTAAAGAAGATACGAGTCTTGTCATCAGCAGAAACGTAGGTCTTTGTCGGATTGTAATCAAACAAATCCATACGCAGATCAACGTATTTATCTTCAAAGAAAATTGCACCGCCTGGGGTTTCAGTCAGAAGTTCAAATGAAACTAACGCTAATTCGTTGTCTGTGTCAATAACAGCATAGGCCTCATCGTTGTCAAACTTAAACATGACAAGATTGCCTGGAAACTTCCAACGGAACCACGACGCAATAAGACGTTCGTTGTCTTGGGTGTAGTACCGGAACAAATACAAAGCATCCTTCTCTTGTTCAGTAGAGAAGGCAAACATCGAAGCACTGAGACTGTTGGTAACGTCAGTGATGGTGTTTGGAATGTAAGAGGGAATGAGCTTGCTCAGCTCTTTCTTCAGGGGGTTTTGGTCGTAGTTGACAGTGAGTTCTGTAACTGCAACTGATCGGTCGTTCTCTTCTGTGATAACCAGCGTAGTGCCAAGATCAATAGGAGCATTACGGTTGGTATGACTGAAAGAGGAAAGAAGGTTTAGTTCTGCTGTAGCTGGAGAAAACGCTTCAGTTCTTGTTTGTAAAAGGTACTGTGCGTTGTCTGCAAATAGAATTAGGGCATTAGCTTGCTGGATAGCATGACGCAAACTAATACGACGGGTAGCACCAGCAGATAGGTCGATAGGGTCACTATCAACCAAAGTAAGAACAGTGGAGGGGTAGAATTTGAGAAACTCACCGGCCTGTGATGTGATGACTGTTTCTTGACTCATCAGAACCAAACGGTTCTTAAAGAATGAGATGCCAGTAATCTGACTACCGATGAACGAAGGGTCAAGAGCAGAGTCTTCATCACCTGCTGTTCGTTCACCCCAATACTCGGTGGCCCAGGTGCTACCTGAGATTGTCTTTGTGGCTACAGTGTCGATGACAAAGCTGTCACCTTCATTGCTAGTAACAGTCTCAGTAGCAACATAGCCTTGCCCAGCACGGGCAATCTCAACACCTGTGATTTCTTTGTCGGAGTTGACAGAAATAACTCGCAGCAAAAGGTTCTTACCTGACCCTCCATATACAGGGAAGACTTGACCAATACTCCATCTCAGGTTGCCTGGAGTAATAGTTCCTATACCAGTAACAATACCAGTAACATTAGTAGAAGAAGTGAAAGCGCTAGCACTGGTCTCGCTCAGTTCTCTAAAGGAATAAGACCCGTCTGCTTCGGTAATGATAGCGTGGGGCATTGTAGCTGGGTTGACTCCAAGGTTGACCCCAGGTCCGACAACCTCCTTCCAAACCCCTGCGCCAGAACCAGACCCAGTTGTGGTTTCAAAGCGAAGATAATAGTCGTCAGCAGGAGAATCGGAACCACCAAGAACTGTAAGAATTTTGCCATTGGGTGCTTGTGCAGGTAGATCATCTACACCTTTAATCGTGCCTTTAAACGCTTTCAGACCTGACCCAGCAATACTACCGGTAGCTGTCAGGGTGAAATCGTTACCGTTGGTACGTTCAATAAAGATGTTATTTGCAACAGCCGTTGCTGTAAAACGTGAGTCACCATCAATAGCATTTCGCAGTGCATTGATAATGGTCTCAGTGTTGAGGCGGCTGCCTGTGGAGACAGGTGATTGATACGTAAAGGTGACACCATCTACGACAACCTTGTACTCAGTGTCATAGGCAATGGTTGTCAAGGTTACATATCCAAACGGTGTCTGAGTTGCAGAGGTGGCTGTACCATTCTCTACAGTAACGCCTCGATTCAGAACAAAGATATAATCATTGATCTGTAAGACTTCGATGTCTTCTTTCTTGGAGTGGGTTGCGTAGGTCTGGGCAGAAGCTGCGATGCTATTGACTGTCTGTGGGATACCACTAATGCTGTCCCAGATCTTGACATCACCTGTCTTTGAGATCTGTACTAGCAGCTTTGTTTCGTCAGACTTACGGACAAAGAACCAACTACCGTTGCTGTTGGGTGAAGCAAGGTGCCTGATAAACTTAGACCCAGGCCGCTTCAGAAGACCAAAGGTTGGGTCGGGGTAAAAATTATCACATTCTCTAAACTGACCAGGCAGCATCAGAGAGTCTGGCTGTTGCGATACCCCACCAATTAGGCCAATAATTTTTTGTGAGATAGCAGCCATGATTTATCGGGCGATAGCGCGGAAAGGAGTGTAAGAGATGTAAGTGTTCTGTCCGTTTTCTTGACCGAAGATATTCACCTCAGCAGTCTGGGTGTCGTATGCAAGGCAGTTAGCCCGCAGCAGACCCTCATCCTGTTGGTTGAAAGTGACCATTTCGGAGGAGCCAAGAACACGCCCAGCAAATACACGGGCTGCACGTTGAGTGATGTAGTCCTTGAATACCTGAGCAAGATCTTCAAAATCAAACTTCCACACCACATCACACTTCACCTTCTTATTAGCAGGGAATGTATAGGTGTGCTTGATCTTGTCGTACAGTTTGCCGTCACGTAGTACGGTCTGGTATTTTTGGTTGTTGGCAAACTTATTGTCCGACAACTGAAGAACGTTGGATGGGACAGAGATGTTGCCGTTGGCGTCTGCCGTGAACGGGTATGCGATCTCTGTATTGAAGTGCCAGCCTTCGCCTTGGACCTCTCGGTCTACAGCTTCCAGCACGTCAAGGGCGATAGCGATCTCAGGGTTGGCACTATCAAGGCTCACCACAGGGGCTTGCCCGATGCCACTGAGCATTTGGTTAATGGCTTCTAATTTTGTTGTCATTATTTTCGGGCAAGAAAAAAGGGGACCCGAAGGCCCCCATGGATCTGATACAATAAAGATCAGGCAACGTTGCGGAAGGCACCGGCAACAGCAGGGCGAACAGAGCCACAGCCGTAGGCCAGTCGGCCAACCATCACATCACCTTGGTAAAGAATCTTAGTGTCGGCCCCGGTGGTCTGCACGCTAGGTCCGATTGCTTCGACAACACCCGCAGCGTCCTTATGGAAGATGAGGCCACAGGAGTTGGTGAAGTCGGTACGGATACCGTAGTCGTTGTTCTCACCGGTCACAGCAGCAGCGTCGATGAGTTCGCCAGCAGCAGAGCCGTAACGGGTCAGGAAGGGGATGTTGTTGGACTTGTAGATATGGATACCAGCAATCTCATAGAGACCTTCGCCAGTGTTCAGGCTACCACCCTGAGCGCCCAGGTCGCGGTTCAGGATGTTGGTGTCCACCTGGGAGATCAGTGCATAGTACTGTCGGGGAGACAGCACGGCACAACGGCCTTCCTGAGGGGCTGCAACCTCGTCGAGACGAGCCGCGGCCTCAAAGAAGCCATCCACCAGTGCTTGAGCATTGTACTCGTTGTTAGCACCGAGGTTGACCTCGAAACCACCAGGCTCACCGGTCACAGGGGAAGAGGCCTCAGCAGCCTGATCCAGCACACGGAAGATACGACGGTCATAGAATTCTGCGAGGCTCTGGCCGATCTGACGGGCGATGGGGCCGCGCATGTCATACTGAGCCAGGACTTCGTCCAGGTTGTCCACGAAGGCGGATGCGACGAGCAGGTCGTCCATCGAGATCGTGGTCTCTGCGAAGCTAGGATCGTCGGAACCAAGGATCGCGGTGCCAGGCGTATGATAGCCTGCGCTGATACGTCCGCTGTGGATGAACTGTGCCTCTTTGCCGTTACGCAGAGTGCGGTTCATCACCAGACCTTTGGCGATCGTAGCATTACGGAAGGCTTCATACACCTCACCCGTAAACAGCTTCAGGTAAAGGGCCTTAGTATCGCCCGCCTGGTTTACTTGACCCAACTGGGTCACTGACATAGTCATTGGTCTAAATAGATAAAGGGTTTATTTAACAAAGGGTTGCACGTGCTTTATTCAGTTGTAAAGGGGTTGTCCTTTGTATTGGGTATCCACCGCAGCGGGCCAATACTCCAGTCATGACTGGGTTTTTAACGAGGTTGTCCCATCCTCTAGTGGCATGGGGGACATTGCAGTCCCCACGACCCTTACAGAAGGTCGCCGCTTGCAGCCAGTTTGTTTTCGATGTCCATGCGATAAGCAGGATCTGTCTGGTAACGAGGGTCACCAATAGCTCGTGCTAGTTCTGCCTGGCTACGGAAGCCCTGCACACCAGTACGAACTGACTTACCAGATACCTGCTGACCTTCAAAGCCAACCGCATCTTTGTAACGGTTGGTCAGTGCTTGGACTGCGAAGGTGATGGCGTCTTTGTTTCCACTGTTGATAACATTGTCATAGGCAGCCACCTCATCAGGTTTGAGGTTATCAGCCGCCCACGCCAGCGCTTGGTTATACGCGTCAGTGCCGCCCACAGAGTTAACGATGGCATCAGCATCAGCGTCAGAAATACTTTGTTGAACAGCAGGGGTGTCTTTGTAAGCTTCGATGTAGGCGTCGATCAATTGATCTGCCGGCATCTCTCTCAGCTTCTCCAGCGTTTCTGGTTTGAGCTGATTGTCGTTGCTGTAAAACTCCTGCGAGGCATCTTGAATAAACTGTGCAGTCTCAGAAAGATCAACCTCTTGGGTATTCTCTTTGGGAGTCTCAGCTTCCGCTTCCGGAGTCTCAGTCTCTTCTTTCTGCCCGAGTTTAGATTCAAGTTCCTTGTACGCTTTTTCAAGATCCTCCGCAGATTTGAACTTACCCGCATAACGGAGTTCAGATTCCGCGTCAGCCCTTGCTTGGTCATACTTAGCTTGCGTCTGAGCTTCCTGATCATTGATGATCTTTTCACCAAGTTCTGTAAGTCGTGCCTCTTCAGCCTGACGTGCTTCTGCAACCTGCGGATCAGAGCCTTCAAAAGTAATTTCAGCCATTAGTGGATCAGTGGGTGGTGAGGGTTACCATGCCGAGGCCAGGAGTACTGACTCGTTTCTTGCCCTTGGGGGCAGCGGTTTTTTGTTTGACGTTTGCTTTGACCGGCTTCTTACGAGGTTCTACTTTCGTAGGTTCCGGCTTAATTTCAAAGTCACTGGGATTGAGCGATTCCATCTACTAGGTTTTGTGTGGCGTCGAGTACGCCAGGGTTCTTATCAGGATCCATCAATGGGGCTTTCGCTAGTTGTCCCATCTGGCCCATCATTGACTGACGTGCCATGGCCTGTTGTTGTTGTTGCATGTCCGCTGCCATCTCTTCTTTGGTCTTGACAAGGTTGAGGGTGTCAATACCTTGAGCAGCAGCAAGACGTTTAATTGCCTCGTCGGGATTGACGTACTTCATCATTGCTTCGGGTCCAAGACTCTGGGCAATGGTTTGCATGAACATCATCAAAGATTCCCTGTCTTGACCACGGCCAATGCCTTCGACACCAGCGACGATCGTGGGGAATACAACACCCTTGGGCAGCTTAGGCAGAAGACCAGACCGTTGGAGAACGAACAACTTACGCCGCAGATACGGACGCAGCAGTTCAGTGGTCAGGGTTCCGTAGATACCACCAAGTTGCTCATTGAGTTCTTGCTGGGTAGCACGGATCTCTTCTGCTGTTGTCCTTTCACTTTGTCGAACAGACAAGATCAAGAACGCTTCACTCAGCCGTTGGTTTAGCTGGGTGATCATTTGATAGGCAGTTGAGAAGTCAGCTTGTTTCTGTACTTGGACAGCACTGACATCATCTGGCCTGCCTTGAATAATAGCTCCGTTGCCAGCCTTCGCAAGTACGCTTGGTTTAACACTTGCAGAAGGAGAGACAAGGAAGACAACCTTGCTGGCCGCGGCAGATCCTTCGACCATGGCTTGCATCAGTCCTTCAAGAGACTTCAGATCACCAAGGTATTCTTCGATACGTCCACGTCCGTAATCTTCACCATCGACTGTGTTAAAGCGGAGGGGAAGCCAAGGCGTAGTTGTCTTGGGTGACTTGCCATAACTGTCTTCAATGATTTCGCCGTCAACTTCTTGACGCCAACGCCACTGTCCGTCAGTCAGCTTAGCCCAGGTGTAAACAGCAGCTTCATCTTCACCAACAGTCACATCAACCGAAGGCGTGGACGTGTTGTCATCCACCTTATTGATTGACCTTTTCGGTGTCTGAAATTTTTCAGGTAGAAATTGACGGTTGATTGATTCAACAGTAACGATCTCGGTGGGCTGACCCTCTCCATCACGGACGACCACATAACGGTCAAGAGGATACAGCTTGACACCATTCTTACCCATGTAAACCAGGACATTCCCGGTCACAATTAGATGCTTCATTGCCTGGTGTAGGACCACACGGTCCTGTGATTCAGCAATGTGTTGCATGATGACCCGTTCCATTTTGGACAGGCTCAAGTCGATCTCTGATTTGATCGTTGCATCTAACTCGGGGTCAGAGGCGAGCTTACCATCGTTGATTTGAAGCTTAAAAAAGGTAGCTGTAACAGGAAGCAAACTCAACATAAGTTTACTACTCATTACGGAGCAACCCTTCGCACCGATTGATTGCCACGGAGTGGGCAGCTTCTGTCCATTAGTGACACCCTGGGTAGGGGTCAAAATGTATGGAAGAGACAGCCGCGCACACTCACGGGCAGTATCAAGAAAGATCGTTCTGTCGCTTGCAAGTCTTGCATAACGAGATGCGGCAGATTGATTTTCCATTATTAAGTAGGAACGTTAAGACCACCGGCTCCACTCAGAGAGGTGCCAGTAGCAGCTTGTTTGATTGGTTTGATTGGTGAGGAAGACTTACGTTGAGGCATCCTCAGCTTGGAAGGTCCAGCGTTCTTAGCAGCTTCTCCTGTGTTTTGCACAGCAGCAGCAGCAGGGTTTGTATTGGTAGGGGTGGGTTCAGTGACAGTAACTGTCCCTTTCAGTTCTGCCTCAGTAGGAGGCTTTTTCAAACCAAAGGGGTCGTACCTGTCCCACTCTCTGCCTTCTGTCTTTGCCAATGTTTTAGTTACGTTTTCGTCGTAACCATAAAGATCAGCATAACGCTTTTCGTCATCACCAAACATTTTGCGATAACGAGCGGCTTCTTCAGCACTACTCATTGCGGTGATTGTATTGACGCCAGCAGGCAAATACATTTGAACACCGTCACTGTTTCGCGTACCCGACATAGGGCGTCCCATCATGCACATAACAAACCTCACTTAGGAATGTTAAGACCAGTAGCTTTACCGGTGATCTTTTGCTGAGACCCAGGCATACGCAGAGCTGCTGCACCTTTACGCTTACGACCACCACCTGCAACAGCAGCACCACTCTTATACGTACCAGAGGTTTGACCTCCGCTAACAATAGGAGCAGGTTCAGTAACAGTTACAGGAGCCGGAGGCGGCGGTGGAGGAGCTGGAGGTGCCGGCGGCGGTGGCGGCGGTGGGGGTGGAGCGGGCGCTCTTGGTGGTTTACACATCTGTCTTAGATTTGAGGTATCTAATTACAGCAATGGCACCTGCTCTGTAAGCAAGTTCCCGTTCTGAGATGCTGTAATCTGGGTATGTATCTGGGTACATCTCTGACAGTTCTTTGATAAGTGTCAGAAGATTTACCTTCCCCCCTACCACTTGGGCAAGGGGGAAATTGAGATCATCCATACTGAGGAAGGTCAGTGTTAGGAGCCTCAAAGAACGCAGGCATCCTGGCTCGTTGGGTGTCCTTCAAACCAGGGGCCTTGCCACGTGCATAAAGGCTGTCGGATTGTTTCATCCAGAAGTCTTTATCCAGGTACTTGTTTTCATTCGTACCAATAGCATCCATCACCCATGCGACGGTGGCACGCCGCAAACGATTGAGGCTTGGTGTGGACTGCAAACCCAGCTCGGAACATACCATCGTGTGGATCGCGACGTGGCATTGTTCGTCTCGGCTGATGTCGCTTGCGGTGGTTTTGATGCCGAAGTCTCCGTTGTATCGGAAGAAGGGAAGGATGACGAAGAAGACACTACGTTCAAGGATTGCGGCTTTCAAAATCGGATGCTCAGGTGCATCCAGCCAAGCTTTGAGAATGTGCTTGGATTCATCTTCATACTTTTGCTCAGACCCATGTGCTGCGACCACATAATTAAGGGCCTGATCATGACGTTCTTCATCGAGTTGATTACTCAGAAGAGCTTCACGCAGACCAGGGGTCTTAGGCAACTCACGGTCTAGGCCTTGCTGTAGAAACTCACGCACAGGAAGTTCGAGGTGACGGAGCCCGAGGGCGCGTTTGATCGCGTCTTCAGAACCCTCCACCAGCTTGCCCGCCTGTACGGCCAGAGGCGTCCACTTACGCTTCCGGCTAATTACTTGGTCGTAGGGGCTGATAGTTTTCATTCTCCGCAGGGGATGCAAATGTTGTCGTCTTTGGGTGCTTCGGTTTCTTCACCGAACTTGAATAGATCGTGGAAGTCATCGTCAAGCGCAGCGAACGCATCGTCCTTTGCTTGAGTGTCCGGCATAACTTGCAAGCTGTAGTACAAGCTGGTCTGTGGTGAGTGCAGCCAGTTGTACAGAAACTCTCGGTCATAGGTGACAACGTCACTCCAAGAGTTGAAGCTATATCCATGGAACAGACCAGTCGCCTGGTACAGCTCCACGATGCCGTTGGTGACTTCCTGGTACACCTTGTATCCAACCTGACTTGCAATCTCGCAGTCGGGCGGATAGTCAAAGCTTTGTGTACCGAAGGTTCCAGAGTCACGATCGACGTGCCTGGAGATAGGAGGTGCAATCTCCGGAGTGGTGGTATAGCCCCGAAGGTCAATGTTGTTGTAGGAACATGACGCAGTAGGTGCAATTGCAAAGGCCCGAACCATGTTGTGCCTCTTTGCTTCCATTGCAGCAAGTTGAATACCCAGCGCGAGTTGAGAAACGGCTCGGTGGGCAAGGGTATCTTTTGGAGTACCCCGATTGAAATCGGTAAGAGCTTTACCGAACTCGGCGTAGGTGATCTTGTTCTGAGCTAGGAAGTTAGCCAGTCCAAGAACTCCCAAACCAACCTGGCGATCAACAGAAGGGTCAAGATACTCGCCAGTACTTCCAACACCAGTAATGCCATGGAGTTCACAGAGCGATGTCATTCCTGATACAAACGCATCAGGAAGTTCGTCGAGTGTGCAAGCTGACAAATTCACGTGCTGAAGCAAACAAGTACCCCGGCTCTTGATGTAAACCTCTAGGCACACGTTTCCAAAAATACGTTCACCATTTGCGTCGTATCTAATCTTGTTCAACCACACATCACCTTTCATGATGGCGTTAAGGGTTTCATCAATCAGTTGATCAGATGCAATCTGGAGAAACTTATCATCAACATCGAGACAACGCTTCACCCAAGGCAGCTCAGTTCGTGATGCAGTTACAAACTCAAGTGCATCAGGGTGCGTATAATCGAGATGAAGAACACAAGCGCCGTTTTTGTACACTCCGCCTCTACGGATTACTTCATTCAGGCTGGAATAAATCCGACCGAAAGAAACAGGACCACTGGCAGTAAGACCCTTTCCATTCTCATGACCCTTGGGTCGGAGGTTAGAAAGATGCACAGCAACACCTGCCCCATTCCGAAGGGCATGACTCACGTAGCGCCACGACGCCTCAATACCTTCAGGTCCCTCCATACTGTCTTCCACGTTGAAAATGGTGCAGCTGACAGGCAGGCGTGATTCAGGATTATCCATCCAGTTTTGTACACGACCAGTGCGTGCAATTTTTTCAGCTTTCATAGTGTCAGACAAGGTCATCGAGAACAGGGGGTTGGTAGTTAGGTCCCTTCAAAACTTTTCCATCGTCACGGCGAAGGGGTTTACCGTCAACGAATTTGCTCATGTTTGAATCAAAGACACGTGTCATTGCCGTGTCTAGATCCCAGCCACGAGCGGCTGCATATTGGTAGGCAACAAAGACAAGATCCGATAGCTCTTTGAGTTGATCAACCGTAGAGATGCCATCGAGTTCACCTTCATAAGCTTGGTTGAACTCTTCGTACTCCTCTTTAATGAGCTTGTGCTGAAGTTCATGAACAGTTTCGTCAATGGTGTTAATCGGCTGTTCCATAGCCAACCGAAACATCACTGCCTGCTGCATCAATGAGGTGGTCACGTTCGTTTTGAAGGTAGTGGATTGCTTTGTTGAGGTCACGGATTGCGTCGTCTTTGAATCCTGCGCGGCAGATGTACTTGACGGCGCAACCCAGGTGGTAGTTGAGGTCCTGATCGCGGATGAAGTCCCAGACTTCTATGGATCCTCTGGTGTAATAAGCGGGGTTGCGTTCCAATGTTGGAGAAGGTTGCGGACTGTGTTGTTGAGAATAAAGTTCTGCTTCTGAACTTGAAGGAAGTGATTGATGATTTCCTTTTTGTCTAGTTCTTTGCAGAGGTCCTCGATTCTGCGTAGCTTGAAGAATTGTTCGACCGTCAGTTCTAGGACTGGAGGTGGTGGGAGGGGTCCCATAAGATTGGCTCCTTTGTTGTGGAGTTGTATTCACCAGGACGTAGAATCCTTGCGAGTCTAGCGTTTCTGATTGCGTCATCTAGCGTCAATCCAGCTTTGTTATACGCGGCAACAATTGCTTCCCAAGGATCTTCTGCCTTAGCAAGTATTTTTTCCGCGCCTTTAGCACCGACGCCAGGAACTCCTTTGTATCCGTCCACCGGATCACCCGTAAGGCACTGTGTCCAAAACCAATAATCCGCTTCGTCTGGTGTGACATAAGTTAGCTTGTCTCCGTTGTAAAGGTTGCAGCTAATCTGTTTCAAATCCTTGTCAGGAGAAACAAGGATAAAATCGCTAGGATCAAGATGACATTCCAGACCCAGTGCGTCATCAGCTTCGAGCGAGCCATAACGAATTGTTCGATAGTTATCAAAGCACCAGTTCAGCAAACGTTTGTAGCCGACTGGTTTCCGTTTGATTCTCTTCCCCTTGTATTCAGGGTCGATGGTCTTGCGGAAGTTCTTGGTGTCTGAGAAGAACAACAGAACGTTGTCAGTGTCGAATCTTTTTTTTAGATTGTCAATGTCTTGTGTGAAACTCCGGATAACTTCTTTGAAGTTGCTAGCGATGGTGATCAGATCGTCACCCCAATCCAGCTCCTGCTCATTGACTTGGCAGTTGCGGTAAGCGTAGAAGTCAGCATCAATGCGTAACTCTTTTTCATCAGTGGCAATCAGCCCAGGTAGCGCCTTCCTTAGCTTCTGCCGCGAGGGGGACTTTGAGTTTGTAGTACTCGCCTGCTTGGACGAACGACCATTCGAGTTGGAACTTGGCATCATTGACTAGGTGTGGTGCTACGGATAGTTGGATCTCATCGTGGATCCATCCGAGCCATTGGAAGTCGTGCATCCATTTGTAGTCACGACTAATGAATTGATCGAAGGCAATAACATTTGCCCGCTTGCAAACGATTGCTCCGGCTGACTGGAGGAGGTAGTTCAGACAGGCATGTCTTTTACCTTGGAGACGGATCGGACGGCCATCCAATGCGTGAATTACATCAGTTCTGGCCCGTGTATTACAGGCCTCCAAAAGACTATCGAGTCCTGGAATTGCCTGTAAAAATTTTGCCCGAATTTCTTCGCCCAATTTTTTGGCCTGTTTGTCGTTCAACGTATTGTCAAACGTCTGCCCAATTTTTTTTGACGAAGCACCATAAATGAAGGCATAAGTTAGGGACTTCACTTGTTTCCTTGTGCAGCCCACACGATCTGCGTTCTGTTGGTGGATGTCTCCGTTAACAACCACGTCAGCAAAAGCACCACCATCATAGTAAGCAAGGTAGTGCCCAAGCATCCTAAGTTCGAGGCCTGAAGCATCAGCTCCGACCTGTTTGTGCCCAGGGCTAGGCCTAAAAAGACGCCGGCAACGCGGGTCCGAACTTGTCTGCCCAAGGTTGGGACGTGAATGGGCATAACGTGATGTGTTTGTAGCTAACTGACAGGCGTGGTGGATACGCAGTTCAGGCGTAACCATCTTCAACCAAGCGTTAGTTCCATCACTGAGCTGACCCAAAGCTTTTTGCAATTCAAGGATTCGAGCGAACACTTGTGCTTCTTTGGTGTCAATAGCCTTGAGGATACCTTCATCGATCTTGGGCGTACCCGTGTCGGTAAAGTGCTCAGGCTTCCAATCACGCCATTCCTTAAATGCAAACGCGATGTGCTGGCGAGAGGTGGGATTGAACTCCTTCAGTTTGGTAAAGGTAGCCCCTTCGATGTAGCCCTTTGTTTTGTTGTTCCGCTTCGGTGTCATTTCACCACCGCTGACATACGGAAAGGTTTCACGCATGTCATTAGCAAGCTTGTCCATTTCTGTTCGGAGAACGGATTCAAGCTTTTGTGCTTCTGCAACATCAAAGGGCCACCCCGCCCACTCCTGTAGTGACATGAGACGACTGAGATCGTGCTCCAGTTTGATGGCGTCTTTGTACTTGTCTTCTCTCAGGTATTTGCTGAACACCTTTTTGAGAAGAGTTTCACAGACGTGGACATCCTGTTCGCAGTAGTCTTCCATCTCTTTGGACCATTCAGCCCAGTCAGTTGTCTTACCAAACTCACCCTTGTAGTCGCCCAATCTGTAGCCCCAAGACTCCAAACTGTGACGCCCCCAGAGCTTGCCTGGCATACCAATGTGACGTTGTCTGATGTCATCCTGAAGAATGTCAGGCTTGAACATGCGAGACAAGATCAAGGTGTCGATGACCTTTCCTTTGTAATTAAAGAATGGAAAGAGTTCTGCAAGTACAGGAAGGTCGAATCCAACAATGTTATGCCCAAATAATGTATGAGCTTCGCGAAGGTAGTTAACACCTGTAGTAATAGACTCAGTTTCTCCGTGATCGGAGTATCTGCATACTTGTCCACTGTCGATGTCTTTAGTGACAATGCAATGGATCGTATCGAGTCCTTTACGTGGGAGTCCGTTGGTTTCAAGGTCAAAAACTAATCTCATAAAGCCCAATACCCCGGCTCTTCTGTCTCCAGTGTGGCCTGGGTGATCGGGTCAGGTGTGCCGCACTCAGTGCAGAACATACCTGCTGGCTCCATCTCTGACCAGAAAAACTTCTCACCTCCACAACAAGTGCAGATCAGTTTGAAGCCCTCATCAGAATGGGATAGAGGTGTCGTCATCGGAGTGAGAGTTGAACTCGGCATTAGTGCTTTCAGTCATTCGTCCGGTTGATTCGTTGTAAGAAATCTTTGCTGCTTCGCCGGTCTTGCCATTGAAGCGATTCTTGAGAACCCGGATAGTACATTCATTTTGACCAGTAGATAAGGATCTTTCTAAGGCGACCACAACATCGCTTAGTTGCACAATGCTGTGACTTCCTCTCAATTGTCCGAGACTTACCTGTTGGCCGTCTTCGTGTCCTTTGTCGCCCTGGGGACGTTTGAGGTGACTGATAAGGATCATTCCAATACCAGTCTCTTCAACAAAGCTGCGAAGTTTTGTCATTGTCACGTCGATCAGCTTGCGCTCATCGTGTGTGTCGTTGCCTGACATAAGGATTGATAGGTGGTCAAGGATGATCCACCGCACTTCCTTTGCTTGGGCCATGAAGCGACAATCACTAAGGATTGCGTCAGGGTCAACAGAACCAAAGCCATCACGAAGAAAGACTTGACCAGTGCCGAGTGACTCAGCAAAGGCAGATTTCAGTTCTTCTTCCGGCAGTTCATTGTTCAGATGCAGGGGCTTGTTTGCCTTAACAGACATCAGCCTGAGGGCAGTACGTTGAAGACTTTCCTCCAACGCAATATACCCTACTTTTTCATCTTGGGAAACTAAATGTTGGGCGACTTCACCACAAAATGTAGATTTACCTACCCCGCTACCAGCGGTTACCGTGACAAGTTCGCCAACACGGAGACCACAAGTAATATGGGTAAGGCCAGCAATAGGCCAATCAGCATCTCGATTATGAAGAGGTTTAAGAGCGAGATCGAAAAGGTCCCGACCGTCAATAACGGTAGCCGGAGAATACGGCTTCTTCTGCCAAAACGCCTGACGAATAGCCTCAGCATCCTTTGCCACGACCGCTTCGTTTGCATCTTTGTAGCCATTGATCGTTGCAATAAAGATCTTGTGATGGCTAAAAAGCTGAGCGCACTCTTCAGCAGCTTGCTTGCCCGCTTCATCGTTGTCAAAGAGAAGAACAATCTCCTCATAACGATCGACGAACTTGTACTGGCGCTGAAGGCTTCGTTTGGCCGCGGCGGCCCCGTTGTCAAGACTGACTACCGGCCAATTCGGCCTGGCTTGCCAAACGCTTAACGCATCAATCTCACCCTCTGTAATAACAAGGGTTTTGTTGTTGCCTTTTGCTCCGCCAAACAGTTGTTGTCCAAACAGTTGGTGGTCTTCATTCTTCCCTGTCCAAGAAAAGTTTTTGTCAGGTGTACGTGCTTTGAAAGCAACCAGGCGTCCCGCACCGTTGTGATACGGGAACTTGAGTGTCCTGGTTATAGAGTCGTACCTGACGTTAAATTTCTTGCAAGTATCCTCAAGGATGCCTCGTGATTTGAGAGGAATGATGTCTCCTGTGAAGTCCACTGGTGCTTGCGGCTTGTGAAAAGGAACAATTTTGCCGTCGCCAAACTCGTAGTAGCGACAAGAAAAGCAATGAGCATGACCATCGGTATAACGAGCAAGAGCATCGCTGCTACCGCAGGAAGGACATGGTTCATGGCGTATAAACTCACTGTCCTGTTCCTCAATCATCGTCGCCCCTGACCTCGGTAAACCTTCTGACCAAGTTTGGCTTTGACTTTTTTGCGTTTCTTTTTGACAAAAACTTTGCCAGCAAGAGATTTGGTTAGCTTCATTCGAGCCAGTCGAGTGGAATGTTGTTGTAAGAACACCAAAGGAACCCATGCTTCTCAGCCCACATGGCGTAAGTAGTTTGAGAACCTTTGGAGAGAGTGTTGCGGGGTGATTGGAAGACCAATCGAATATCGAGGTCAGGATGCTGTTTTTTTACTGCGAGCATCTTGCGCCTGTCTTCCGGTTTGAACCACCCCTTTGCTTCAAGTATCACCCCGTTGGGCAGGATGAAATCTGGACGGTAACTACAATCGAGCGTATAGGTAAGCTTTAGGGTTTCGTATTCAAACGAAAATTCATTCTTCTCTAAGTACTTAGCTAGCCGCTCCTCCAGTCGGGAACGGTACTTAGTCATCAGAAGGGAATGTCGTCGTCAGTCGAAGTAGCTTCCTCGTTCGGAACGTAGGCCGGTGCGCTTTGCTTGAAACCATCAGTGGTTCCGAAGATCGCAGCCACATCCTCAAGCTCAAGATCACCTGCGTCAGATCCACCAGGACCACACAGCTTGATCACCTGAGCACCCCGGACTTTCATGCTGCAACCAATCTTGGTGCCGAACTGATAGTCCTTGAGGTCAACGATCAGGCGCACTTGCGTGCCTTTCCAGATCTGTGTCTCGATGTCGATGGCCTTGCCTTCGGTGTCAACCCAAGGGAACATCGGATTGCCCTGTTCACCGCCGTAGCTGTACTTCAGGAACCCCGACTCATCCCATTTAGGAAGCTCAGTAGTGAAACGGCGTCCTTGCATCTTGTTCGTACCAAGAGCAATGGCATCCTCATAAGCCTTATCGAACTTTTCAAGATCTTCTTTCGAGAGGGTAAAGGCAAACGTGCAGTTGTTGTACTTTCCAGAAGGTTTAAGAGCGTTGACATAGCCTTCAAGTGTGGTGGAAACAGTGAAGCGGCTGCTAGGCATTTCGTAAAAGGTGTTGGAACTCGGTTTTGGTTTTAATTTCTAGGTCTTCGAGAAGAAACTCATAGACCTCTTCGACACTGTCATCAATGGTGTCGTCATAAAGACGTTGTGCCAGTGCCCAGATGTGAGGATTACGCTTCATCAGCGTCTTCAGCAAGACTGCTAGTGGCGTCGTCGTAAGCCTCAAGACACTCCATGACCGTGCCACCGTTGACAGCGGTGACCATGTAGGAGGTGCGGGCTAGCTCGTCGATGATGTAATCAAAGAAGCTGCATACCTCGTGTTCACCTGCCTGTTCGATCTCCCACTCTTCGAGAAGGTTTTCGACAACAGTCGTGTGAAGCCCGAAGTACTCAGAGTATCGAGCGATGTTGGCAATGGTGTTGTCCATCAACAAAAGAAATAAGCGGAGGATTGAACATCGTTGATGTTTAAGGTGTTTTTCATGACAGAGCTGTCGAACTCCACGCCGATCTGGTCGGCCCAGTCCTTGAGGACAGGTTGTTTGTAGATCTCGACAAATTTGTCTCTGATGCTGGTTCCCATGTCGTCCATATCGCAGGAACGACCAAGAACACAGTCGTGGATAACGGTGAATGGGCGGTCCCAAGATGCAAACACCTTGTGGAGGAGGGCTGCATCCAGTGAATGCACAAGATTCGGAGCTGCGGCTGTCTTGGCTTTGTTCAAGTCAACCTGACGCTCTTCAAAAGGTTTCAGAAGATCAGTCCGAAGACGTTGACCCAGCAACTTGGTGTTGACTGTTTCGCAGTCGTTCTTTCTGTACTCCTGAACCACAGGGAAACCAGACGGTGTCAACCAAGACACAGTGGTTTTACCTTGCTTGATTACTTCTCCTGCTGACTTCTGAATGAAGGTCATGGAAGAGCAAGGGCCAGCAAATACCTCACGCACTGCGTAGCGATAAATTGCTTTGACGATTGCTTGGAGTTCACCTCGTTCAAGCGACGCGTCTTTCAACTCTTGACGGATGTAATCTCGCGCACTGTTTTCAGTCACCCCATATGGTGTCGTCATCACTGTGCGCTTACAAGTT